CGTTAGCCTTTCTTCCTCCAGCTCAGACGATAGGATCTGTGTATACTTTAGCAGGTATAGTACTTAGGATCGGAAGAGGATTAAGTACAGAAGGTGGAAAACCCTATGAAGTATGGGCTAAAAGCCTTGAAGGATATGCTAATAAACCTTTTGGAAAGTTTTTACAAGCATATTCATCTGGTGTAGAGCTATCTACCGCTCTTAAAGCATGGAAACAAGCTGCAGGGTGGGATACTGTTAAACAGGGGCCATCTCCTCTCGACGTATTACTAGCCCAAAAGGGTGATAAGTGGCAAGAAACGAGAATGACTAATGCTGCTGTGAATATAATGATGAAATCTTTTAGAAGTATGGATGAAGAGAGTAGGGAACTTATTATTGGATCAACAGCACAATTTATGAAGTTGGTAGAAAGATTAAATATACAAGGAGGAGAAAAGTCCTTTCTTCCTGGACATTCACATATGGCTTTTCTGTCTCAAGTTATACCCCTACATTCAATAGAAAAATTACAAAAAGCTGCTCTAAGTGCAGAACAATACGGTAAAAGCTTTCTTTCAAAAACGGGCATATTTAATTCTGTTAGAAACATATTTGATATGAAGAAAGCTAGTGCTATTGGCGCACTTGATGCACATCATAGAGCGCTGGATAAGCAAATTCTGCAAGTACAACAAGGATTAGAAAATTTAAGACAATCAGAAGATGTTCTTCCTGGAACAAAGAATCTAGTAAATTCCATATCCAAATATCTAGATAGTGCTACACAACAGCTAGGTAATATTGACGCTACTAAATTTGCAATAGCTAAGGATTTTAAGGGTATGATCGAGAGTGATGCCCACGCTAAACTTCAAGCTAGTATCCTTGGGCCAAGTTCAGATGGAGGATTTGTATTACCAAGGTATACTAAAAATTATACACAAAGTACAGATGGAATGACTAGAGATGCAAATAAGGTAGAAATAGAAAATGCTAAAGGAGCGATGGCATTTTCAAGAGATACTCATAATCTTTTAACTGATGTTAGAAGTTTCCATAAAAGCGAAGCCGCTGCCCTGTATGAAAAAATAGATATGGAAGTCTTTATTCCTGCTACAAGCTTAATTAAATATGTCCAGGATACTTCTTTGCGTACGGACGAAGCAATAAGAAACATTTTTGGTCCTGGTAATATAGTATCTAGAGGGGATGCTGAAGATTTCATTACTGCTGCAAGAATGAGGTTCTTAGAAGAATTTGGAAAGACAAGTTCAGAGGTAGGAGGTATAGAAAATATACTCGGAATACTATCTGGCAAATTTAGACATTATGACGATATAGCGTTAGAAACATCAAAAGGTCGTATTGATCCAACAGACGTAAATGATTTTCTTATAGATCTTAGTGCGAAGTGGAAACAAAATCCTGGAGATAATGACATTCTTAGAACAATAGCAGAAATTAGAGTAAGCGGAAAAGACGCTAAAGATACTGAGGAAATAAATAGATACATAGATGAGATGATACCCGCTATTTTGAAGCTTTCAGATGCACATAGAATTCGTACCAGGGCTTGGGAAAAAGCAAACAGCTCAGCAGCGGGAACTGATAGGTTTGATACACACTTAGCAGCTTCTAAAGTAGAAGAACTCTTTGATAATGTAACTACTTCTGATACAAATAAAGTTATACTGGACTCTTTGGGTCAGACTGAAGATCAGATAGCCGCCATTCTTAAACAAAGAGCAAGTGCAAATAAAGTATACAAAGAAAATGTTGGAGAAATCCTTAATTCTTATTGGGGGCGACGAATAGAAGAAACACTAAGTCCAAGAAAGCGACTAGAGACCCCATCACCACTTTCATCAGAAGAGATGCTTATAGGCGCTCTTCTTGATCAGAATCGAGTTTATATACGTAACTGGGAGAATATGCCAGGAGCCTTAAGCGTAAAAAAAGAAGAAAAAGAAGCCCTTCCGTATGGAGTAAGAATGTTCAATCAACTATTCCCAGGATCTGGTAAAGACGTTCCAGAAATGGCAATAGACATTAGAACGGGCAAATTAGTAAAGTCAGGAACGGTAAGATCGGCAGCAGAGGTAAGACACCAAGCGTTAGATCTTGTTTCTCACGCCATAGGAACACGTATCAGAAATGGAGATACGGAATGGCTTCGGAGAATGAGTATGGATCATATAAGATTGCTTGAGCATTACAAGATTATTAATCCAGAACAATCAAAAACATTACGAACATATAAAACGGGTATGGATAAACTTGCAGTACTCTCTGATCCTCCTGACATAACAAAAGTAAAATATAAAATAGACAAAGGTCTTTCCCATATTGTTAAGCTTTTTGGCGATAAAATTAAAGGAAATTACCTTAAAGATTTACTAGGACCAACAGTAAACATAGAGCAGTTTGTAATAAAGCTGCTCACCGATACACTTGGTAAAGATATCAGAGCCACAGTAGATGAACTAACATCTCTGAAAGACCCTCTCCTACAAAACATAGATGAAGCTAAAAGAATATGGAGAGAAAATTACAAGACAGACCCCCCTGAAAACTTAGAAACTCTTAACAAAGAACTGCAAAAACTATACAAAGATAAAGTATCAAATGTTTATGATAATCCTCTAGATATACTTCTTGAAGCGGTAAAAGATAACCCATCAGTTATTGATGGATTAGAAGATCTCATATTGCATTATTTAGCTAAAGTAGCTGTACAAAAAGCACCTGTAAAAAGTATGGCTGGCGAAGCATCAGAGAAAATCGCACCTCTTGCTAAAACTGTGGATATTGTCAAATTTGATGATGCACTTGATAATGCTATACCAGCTTTAGAAAGGATTTTACATTTTAGGAGAACCGCTGGAGGTATGTCTAAAGAGACGGCTAAAAAGATAGAAGATAGAGAGGCGGCTTTAAAAAGTCTTAAAGATATAGTTGCTTATGCCCGTACAACTCTAGCTAAACTTCCAGGATCTTTAAGAATTGCTGAGATACCAAAAGGGATGGCAGCACGTCAAACAGTAGGAAGAATGTATAATGTAGTTAGAGGCTTTGTTCACCCCTCATATGTTATTGCAGAAATGACTTTTTTAGAGCATGGTACGAAGCATGTAGACTTAATGTATCAGGTACTTCTAGATCCGAGAGCAATGGAAACTTTTGAAAAAATTATTCGGAACCAAGACGTTGGAAAAGAAGGTATGAAGGCAATCTGGAAAGCTGGATCAAGAGCCTTTAAAGGTATTCTCTCTGAGAGCGAACTGGGTAAAGAGTTTAAAATAACAAATAAGCAGTATGCAGATGTATACCGCACTATTAACGGCAGATTTCCTCCAAGCTATCAGAAAAAGATCATGGGAAAAACCTTTAAAGGAGAAATGAAGAAAGGCGAAGTCTTTGACGCATTTGAAAATCTTTTACGTACCCGAACCCGAAATGTTCCAATACCAATGCGTTGATGTTCATACAGGAAACCCAGAAGAACAAGGAAAAGTATAAATAATGTCTCCTAAAAACAAACCGTACGCCAATAAAAGCAGTTTGCGCTCCCCTAATATACAAGTAGGGGGCGAATTCAGTACACAATCAGCACAACATCCCCCAAGAGAAACATATAGTGGAAATATTGGTTTATCCGCTAAAAAAGGACGTTTTGGAGTCAAAGCTTCATACGGGGGAGCCAGAACAAAGCTACGCCCAGAAGAAGGTGTCAAACAAAGCTTTACAGGAACGAAGAAAGGTGTAGATCTTACTTTTCCCATTCCTTGGACTAAAGGAGCCTCTGGATCTGTGGGAGGATCAAGATCTAATTTTAAAAGCGTAACGGACGTAGATGTTCCAGGCTACAAAGGAAGGGCTTCGCAGAAAGCTAAACCTGAATACGATTACAGGGCTGGCGTTAGTACTCGCCTTGGCGGCGGAAGGCTCAGTGTAGGCATGGGTGCAAGCCCTGCAATTCCAAGTGCAGGTAAAAAAAGAAGTCTTAGAGGTAGAGTGGGGTATACTCGCAAATTTAATAAAGGTGGAAAGGTTAAGAAGTAATGCTAGGTATTGCAGAAACAGTTATAGGCGTTGCAGGTAAAGTTCTCGACAAGTTTGTTGAGGACAAGGATCTTAAAACAAAGCTATCTCACGAATTGAAGTCACAAATAGTGTCACTGGATTTAGCTCAAGCACAAGCCAATATAGAACAAGCCAAGCATCCCAGCATCTTTGTGGCAGGGGCTAGACCGTCCATCATGTGGATCTGTGCTTTTGGTCTGGGATGGCAATTTGTCTTTCAGCCTGTCTTTATATGGGTTATTGCCATAACGGGAAGTACTCTCTCGATACCTATCATCCCAACAGAGGGGCTAATGACTTTGACTCTAAGTCTTCTGGGACTTGGATCAATGCGCTCATTTGAGAAGCACAAGGGTATTCATAGGAATAACATGAAAAAGTAAAGGTAAGGGTAGAACTATGTTCCTTTATTATCAAAGACTATACCGATGGATACGCAAAAAACTGGATGGAAAACCTGTACCGAAGTACTTGTCTGGTGTCGGTAAATGATAGAACTCACAGACAATGCTGATATACATTTGTCTTCTATTATAGTAGATAAGAATGTTCCAGCCATCAAACTCTCCGTTAATAGCGGAGGATGTTCTGGATTTAGTTATGATTGGCAACTTGTGTCGGAAGAAGAGTTAATAAATTTTACAGATGATTTTACATTAGATTTAGATACAGGAAGACTTATTATAGACAACCTTTCACTTATGTATTTAACAGGAACAGAAGTTGATTATAAGAAAGATATCTTTGGGCAACGACTGATGATAGAGAATCCCAATGTTAATTCTATGTGTGGATGCGGAGAAAGTTTCTCCATGAAAGATATTTAATAATAAGATTTATAGTTATAACAACTTTTTGACATCTTCAAGATATTCTCTTGTTATATTTTCTAAACGATCCATAAAACTTTTAAGAAGTTCAGTATTCTCATATTCTGGTAGTCCCAAATCCATAACTTCCCTGAACTTATCGGCGGGAATAGATCTGTAAATCAGTTCTAGATTCCCGTCTTCTTTTAGTTCAACACGAACTTCTGAAATAGTAGCTCTCTTCATATATCCACAAGTTCACACACCCCCGCAGTACACGCCAATTCCTGCGAGGCTTTTGTGTTGTCCTCTTTTTCATAACTGTTGAATTTTTCCCAGTCTATTTCCTTTGGCATCTGTGATGCAAGCTTTTTATATTCCTGTTTTGTACAATCTTGGTACGGAGCTTGTCGGTAACTGTGATCCGAGAAAGGCAGGAAGCTGATACCACTTAAACTATCAAAGTTCTCGTAGCACCAACTTCCTACTTCCATCCATTCATGCTCTTTGACACTCACCGTAATTGAAGGCTTATGTTCACACCAGTGGTCACTGAATAGTTTCCAAAAGTGTAATTGCTCCAGAGCCTTCGTATCAGCCCGACAGATAGCAGTAGACGGTGATACGAAAGGAAATGAAAATACCACCGTGTTGCTAGGGTTGTTAATATCAGGTTCACTAGGGATACTCTGATCCATCAAGAAACGAGTTAATGGGTCTTTGATATCCCCACGCACGGTCCTGATATAGAAAGGCGCGTGTCGAGCATGAATACCACTGGAAGCGTCTGTAAGCTGACTCACGGTCCCAGATGGTTTGACACAAGTCGTAGCTGTTGACTGGGGGATGCCCAGCAGTTTAGCCCACTTCTTGTTAGTTTCTATTACTACTTCTTTCAAAGAATGTAGAAACGAGGCTTTGGCAGAAGAACTGTTGTTGCTGTTAAGAAGATTACAATCCATGATTCCTGTAAGAGATACTCCAAGTAATCTTTCTTCTTCTGTATTATTACGCCAACGCGCCCTTAAGTATTTAAAATCAGTAAGAGTAGATTGCAACGTACCAAGCAGGGAAGCAAGTTCCGCCTTTTTTCGTAATATCTTTGCCGTATCATTCGGGCGGCAAACAACTTCAGACAGGTTGCAAAATTGATTGGGCCGTAAGATAATCTCGCTACATGGATTGGTTCCAAAACTATCGTGCGGTGTTCTACGACCTATGCCAGATACTTTCTTCTGTGCTGCAACCCTATTAAAGATGCCTCTCTCTCCTGATTTGCTTTCGTACAGCGCTTGCCATTCTTTCATAAATGCCGATGGATCAGGGGTCTCCGTGTACGCAACAGAGTTGTTTGCCAAAGCCCTGTGAGGATGCAAAGCCCACCAATTACCAGACTTAGCAGACCGCATCCTATCATCAGTAAGATTACTAAGAGAAATAAGAGCGGAGCGCCTAACCCCACCAAAAACCACGACCTCACCAGTTTTACATACGATGTCGTGACACTCAATAGATGAAAGCTTTCTTCCCGTGGCACCTTGAAATATCCTTATGGTAAATTGAAATAGATCGCTAAGAGGTTCAGGACCAGAAGCTCGACCACCGAAGGTTTTTAATCTTGATCCTGCAGGGCGTACTTTTGACAAATCAATCTTGGGGATACGATTGGTATACAAATAACCAACAAGATCCTTAAAGCTTCTAGCCCAGCCTTCTTTGGAATCTGCCACACAAATAACGTCTTCTGTTTCTTCAAACGGCTGATTTGGTATGGTCGGTAAATTCCCGATAAAGTTTCGTTCCACAGAGAAGCCTACGCCTGTACCATTCATAAGAATATAGAGTATTTCATCAAAAGATCTAGGATTATCTATAGGAATGTATGCACAATTATACCCTGCAATGTTTTCACGTTGAAGGGCTGGACCTGCAGTTGTTAAAGCCCTCATAGACGGCATAACATTCAAGGACAGTATGGCTTTCTTGACGGCTTCCACCTCTGCCAAAGTACTTAGATCAACTTCGCAGACCAATTTTATATGGCCCACCAGAAAATCAACGAACCGAGTAACAGTCTCTTCCCAAGTTTCTCGCCGTTGTTTGTCTTCCACCCAACGAGAATATCGACTCTTATAGATAAAATTTTGGTAGTCTGTTGGAAGTGAGTTACTCATCGCATTTTGTCTCCAACTCTCCATAGAACGAAACTTTGTCTTTTAATTTCATTAAGTACCAGAGAGCTTTATCTAGATCTTCCATAGGTTTTCCCTTATGCTTATATCTAACAAGGTATTTTTGTACATTTCCTTTTAGGTAACCAAGATATTCTTCTTGTGTCATTGACATCTCGATAATGTCGATGGCCTCAATATCAAGTTTTCGGTAATGCTCTGGGCTATTCACAGGATCATCTTTTTTCATTGGTCTACTCTTTGGTCAGACAGGTTCGTCATCGTTAAATGAGAAAGTTACCGTTACAGCCCCTGTTTCAGGATTAGTTATAGTTTGTTTTGTATGCTTATCTTTACGATAATTATCCAACGAAACTACGTTATCCTCAACAAAGAGACCGTCAAACGTAACCACATTAGTTTCTTTGTTGGGCGACTCGTGATCAAGTACTGCTTGTCCAAGATCAAAAATATCATTACTACTTTCTGAGATAAGATGTACAAGCCCTTTTGCAAGAGTCTGACATACGCTGGAAGTACCGTCTTTGTTATTCTTTGTGGTATCTAAACACAGCATAGAAAAAAAAGTTTCGTCTTCTTCAGAAGCTTCTAAAATAAGGTAAATTCGTCCTTCTTTTAGATTCTCTCTTTCTTCTCTTAGAATATCTTCCAACTCTTCGTCTGTTATGTGGGGTGTATCATCCATCTCATTTCCTTCGCTTCCACCAAGGCGCGGGCATTTCATCCTGGGCATACTCAAATTCATGTTTTTCACACCAATCAGCGTACGTTGTTTTTGATCCTTTGTAAAGCTTATTCTTTAAGTTTTGAAAAATAAAACGTATCTCAACATCTGGATTCTGTTCACGAACAAGTAGATGTTTTGTTCGATCCTCCGATACGAATAAACCCTTTGTCTCGATATAGATGTCGTAGTCTGGAAGAAAGAAGTCTGGTGTGTATGTTCTTTCTTTTGGAGTGTAAGAAAACTTTGTTGGTTCGTATTCGTAGCGTATACCCTTTTGATCAAGGAATACAGAGAAGGTATGTTCAAAATTTGATCGATATTTATTCATTTGCGCTTGACCGTAAATCTCGAATAGAAAGAAGACAGTTCATTGAGCAAATGCTCCTTCGCCTCTTTTGAGTATGAAGATATGGTATCCACTGAAAACTGATAGTGGTCTAAAGATTCTCGACACAGGATTCCAACTGTTCCCACACTAAGAATCTTCTCTATTACTTCTAGAGATCTTCTAAGTTCATTCTTGAATAAAATAAACTCTTCATCTTTCCAATATGACTCAGGAGCATGTCCTCCAGATTTCTTAACTATTATGGGGAAAGCATTCGCAAGTACTCTAAATCTACCATTGGTAAAAGGTAAACCATCTTGTTTCTTATTATCTGCGTAGATGAATATACAGTCCTTATTCTCAAGGATGTCCGCTTCTACAATGTTGAATATCGAAACCAGTGGCATCAAATTTCCTCGTTGTCCTTGTCTTCAGCTTCAAGATCCAGGCTCTTCTCTCGTATGCGCCCTTCTTTGAAATCATAGAATAACTTAGCACATAGTCCTGTAAGACCAGAGAACCTATTCTTGATAACCCTCACGTAGGTTGTATGCCGCTCAATTAAATCATCCGCTTGTCCGTTGCGTTCAAGCCCTATTACAATGTCTGATAGTTGTCCAATACTAGCAGAGCCTCTAAGGTCAGACAATGACGTATTCAAGCCTTCCTCGTGAGAACCTTGTAAGGGTCTACGCAAATGAGAAACCATCAATAAGCAAATATCCAGTTCTTGTACCAGCGTTCTCAGTTTAGTCATACATTCATCTATGGTCCTGCGCTCATCATACGCATGTTCTTGAGAACTCACAATAATACTTATATGGTCAAGTATGACATACTTACACTTAGCAGCTTTGGCAAAGTATCTAATACGTGACAGTATGCTGTCTATGCTGTTAGATCCAAAATGATCAAAGAAGAAATAGCGTCCTGATCCTACCGTATTATTAAAAGCTTCTTCATATTCTTGTTCTGTGTATTCTGTGTCGGGAAGATGAAGCTGTTTACAAAGTTCAAGACTCATTATAGCTTCCGCTGTATTACGAACATTCTCTTCCATGAACATTAAACCGATGTTATCATCAGTATTGTCAAAGATATGCTTTATAATTTCTCTTAAAAAGCTGCTCTTGCCAATCCCCGTACCTGCGCACACCGTTATAAGTTCCCCCATTCTTATACCGTATGTCATTCTATTCATACCGTCATAGGGATAAACAACAGAAGTCTTGACTACCCCATTTTTCAAGGAATCCCATAAAGTTGTTCCCGAAACAATGCCATCTGGTGTATAATTATCGGCATTCCACCATGACTTCATAAACCCCTCTTTGTCATTAGCCAGAAGGTATTCATTTGCATCTTTGTGTTTCAAGAGATGAACAACACGGGCTTTAGGAGCTAACAACTCTGCAGCTTTCTTGGCAGCTTTCTTTCCAGGCTCATCGTTATCGAAGCACAAAACAATATTATCGTAACTCATTAGATACTCAAAGGATGCCTCAATATCCTTTAGAACGCTGGAAGCCCCGTTACGAATAGACACAACGGGCCATTTCGATCCCATCATCTGGTAAGCAGCGAGAGCATCAAGCTCTCCTTCGCATATGGTGATGTACTTACCACCTTTAGAAAAATTCTTCTGCCCAAAGAGTTGGGCATCACCCCACTCTCCCACTGTGCTAAACCTTTTCTGCCCATCTGCAGAACTTCTTCTTATCTTGTTTGCTACCCACTCGCCATCCTCATTATAGTACGGGTAAAAGTGCTTATTGCCTCGCACTGTAACATTGAAGACTTGACACGTTTCTTTGGTTATACCCCTGTCAGAGAGAGCCATACTTACACCAGAATCTAAGAGTGCCTTGTTTACTTGGATATGGCGTATCTCTTCTTTTATGTTTACATTGACTGCGCTCATTTCTCTACCTTCCTCATAACCACTATCATCAGATAATTCATCAACATTTCCTGACGCTGTGTATCTCTCACAAGAATGACAGTACGTACTACCATCAATGTTTATAGACAGAGCATCACTACTTGTACAATGTGGACAAGGTTGATGTGTACTAAGATATGACATTACATAAGTATCTCTTCAACTCTTGGTTCCTTCTCAACATGCGTGAAATAGACAGGACCACCAGCATAGGAGAAAACTCTTAGACCCTGACCATCGTTAGCATCCTCCCAACATTCATGCTTAAAGTCACAGTAGGTACAATTCTTATCAAGGATTTTGTTACCCTGTTTACCTTCGTCACGATCAGCATAACATCGATCAGGAAGAGACTTGTCTTTGACAATTTCTTTTAGATCTGCAATGCGCGTCTTCGCATCTATCATTGTCAACTCATCCAACTCAACAAGAACCATTTCTGCAGTGTTCTTATTGTAAGCTAAGAAGTATCCCGTATCATCTCCTTCTGCTTGAACATAACTACTTAATTGTCCTACATACCCAAAAGGATCATCAATGTGAAGAAGATTATCTTTAAATTTTTTAAAACCAAAATCAGAAGCCGATTTAATATCAACTACAACATCATTTATTTTAGCATCTATGTGTCCTTTGATGCCTTCCAGAACGACTTCCTTCTGACGATCCATAACTTTGTGTCCTGCTTCTTGTGCAAGAAATAAAAGGAACGACTCAACGAGATTGCCAAAGAAGAATTTTAATTTCTGTTGTCCACCAAATTTCTTTGTTTCTTTATTATTAAATTCATACCATAACTTACGATCATGTTTTCCAATAGCGGACATTCGAAGTCTTCCACTGTTATCCCTGTTATCAGGTGATAGAAAACTTTCCACGTCTTCACGCAAAGCTTTAAAGAACTCTCTCAAGTTCTTTTCATTGACTCCCTCTTTTCCATCTTCAAGAAGTTTGTGTATGTCGGGTATAAGTGTATAAATATTTTTCTTCATAAGAGTTCCTTCTTTAAATACCGTCAACAAAAAGAAAGTATATACT